CTTTTGTTCAACCTTGCTCAATGCCCCTGGGTATATGCCGGCGGATATATTTATCAGCTGATGTTTCAACCTTCTGGTTGGTACCTAACTACGGTTCTTAACACCCTTAAAAATTATCGTCATGTGTGTGAAGCATTTATGGATTTGCATCTCAAAGAGTTTGGAGTGAAATGTACGCTAGAATACATGAGAGAACATCTCAGAGTTTTGTGCGGAGGCGACGATCTTGCTTTTTCTACGTCTTGTCCGTGGTTTACCATGGAGGCATATTATACCTGGGCTAAGGCTCGGGGAGTTTATGTTGAGACAGATCACGAAGAACCTAGGGATGGAATGGACTTGACTTTTTTTAGTCACAGACTGTACCCTAGGAGTGTATCATACTCGGACAAAAAGATAGTAGTTGCCGGAGGGAGACTTGATAAAATTGTCTCCTCGTTTTGCTTTTTGAAGAAGAAAGATGGAATTGTGAATCATTTGTTGAATGCTCAACGTTGTGTTGGATTGATGATGAATTTGTGGGCTTACGAAAAGGTTTATGACTTTATGGAGCCCCTTGCATTAAAATTGGTACAACAGCACTTTAAGGAGTCAGGTTCAAAACTGACGCCTGAATGGTCTGGTGTTTTTAGGTCCTTGCCTAACGAAGCGAGGATGCTTTCCATGTGGAGGCCCGGTAAAGATGAGGGTTCTTTTTTTCTCCCTCAACTCGACTGGTTTAAAAGTAAAGGCGTTCTCACGCCTTCTCGGTGTGAATACCAATCCAGTTTAAATCGACCTACACTTGGTCCAATGTCAAATGCAGCACCTTTATACATCAAGCGGACAACAGTCCCCAAATTCCAACAGCGGAAACACGGGGCTAGAGGAAATAGAAGCGGGGGTGCGAAGCTTAAACTTGTGGGCAACGCCATTGTGGGCGGCCCAAGCAACTCCAATAAGCCCAGACGTCGAAATGCCCGACGCAATAGAGGTCGCGGAGGAAGAGGAGCTGGCCTGGTCGAGGGTCTAATAACTCAGGCCCTAGCAGACCTTTCCCTACGGGAACAAGCCAGCGTTCTTCTACCAGCCGTACTGGAACTACTATCGTCGAGGACGAGTATATCCAGGATATTGCGGGCTCGACTGGTTTTGCAGTTACTCAATTCAACGTGAACCCTGGTCAAGCAACCACGTTCCCTTGGATGGCTAGGACTGCCGTGCTTTGGGAGAAGTACAAGTTTCATAAGCTTGAGTTTTACGTTAAACCGATTGTGTCGGGGTTTGCAACGAATGGTCAAGCGGGTAAGGTTATTGTTTCCTTCGACTACGACGTTACCGATCCTAGTCCCGGTTCGAAACAACAAAT